GACTATCACGTCAAGGTGTGCGTGGTTCGGCGACCTCCTGGCTGCCGTATTCGTTAGTTGTGTAAAAATTCTATCCTCCGTCCGTCTCAGGGCAGAAAATAAGAAGATCTCTCTCAAGGTTCCTAGCAATGAAGTCTTCATTCAGACGTGTTACGAAAATATTGCGAAGGAATTGTACAAGGATCCTTATATTTTCCATGAAGAACAGTTAGAACACGTCCGTGACGAAATACTATTCGGTCGTATATCTATTGGCATCGAGGCCACTGTCAAACAATTGATTCCTGTGCAACAAATTTTACAGACATACATGTCTCAGTCAGATCGTAATATCAGTATAGGTGACGATGAACCATTAATGGATACAGAAGACCCCGATGTATATGATGACTCTACTTACCCAGAACCCGAACCCGAACCTGAAATGGAGCCAGAGGCACCACCCATCGTAGAGACTGAACCAGAGGCACCACCCGATTTCGATCCCACTACACAACCGAGTGGTCTCGCCAACGAATTCAAGACAATTCAGACCGTACGGTCCCCCGACCCAGGTCCAGAACTAGAACCAGCAGGCGAAGACGATGTTTTCTTCAGTGATGCCGCCGACGAGAGAACAAAAAATCCTCGGTATAATTAAATGGAACTCACAGACTATCTCCGGGACCCGATGTGGGCCGGTCTCATCGCGGCTCTCATCACCGCCGGCTACATTCACGCCAAGACTAGAATCAACAACGAAAGTACTTTACCCAACAGTGCATACGTGAAACCCGCTATACTTGTTGCTATCCTCGTATACTTCATAGTCGCAAATGGTGTCGCTCAGAGAGAGACTATATCTAGCGAACCCTTTTAAACTTAAAGATTAAGGTATACTAATTAATATAAAAATGACTGCTGTGACGGCTTTTAACGACATGATGGGTCAATTTCTTGTGGAATTGCATAAAACGTTTCCCGAAGAAAAGGGAATCAAGAAGTTCATGACATCTTTTGATCTGCTTAAATCCACCAACCCCCGTAAATGCGTCGAAGCGTATATGGGTGGTGTTGGTGCGTATGCCGAGAAAATCACGCGAAAAGATGACACATTCTTCACCGAGGACATTAAGGGTATTGAATTTCTACAGGATCTCAATATCGAAGAACACTGGAATGTGAATATGTCAGACGCCACCAAGGGTGCTGTCTGGCAATATCTCCAGACGCTTTACATGCTCGGAACTACAATCACTGCAATCCCCCAAGAGACATTGTCTGTCATCGAATCTGTCGCCAAGGACTGTGCCGAAAAAATGCAAAATGGCGACGGTCAAATCGACGAAAAAGCCCTCATGAGTATGTTTACTAGCATGATGAAAAAATAAACTCACTCTATATAAATGAAGGTTTGGTTCGACGACCCACAGGAACTCATCAATCGTGAAAAGGTCCTACAATTCTGGCCTACTAATAAACAGTCAGCGGAAGAACGTGTGAACGCAGCTTCACGTTTTATCATCTACGCTGCGTGCTTTATCTATTTAATTCGTCGAGATCCCAGGATCTTTGTATTAGCGGCGACCGTTATGGGTGTATTGTATGTAATGTACAACTCCGAAATGGTCAAGGAGGGTACCGCCCGACCCACAGTAATGGAAGAAAATGGTTACTCTACGTGCCAAATGCCCACAGATGATAACCCGATGGGTAACATGCTATTGTCGGATTTTGTCGATAGACCTGACCGACCGTCTGCATGCCATCACTCATCGGTGCGGAACAATATTAGCGACTCCCTGGAAAATCGTACCAAGTATATGCCTGGTCGTTCCAGGACAGCTCTACCAAAATATCAAGCGAATGCCATGGCTAGGCAATTCGTCTCGAATCCTGTGACAAGTGCCATGGGTGACCAGACTGGATTTGCGGAATGGTGCTATGGGAAGAAGATGGCTCCCATGTGTAAATCAGACGGTACTCATTGTAACCCTGACGCACGTGGTGTCCAGTTGGAAGCTTTCGGTGGTTTGGATCCTAGCGGTGATAAAAGGTCTGGTATGCATAGAGGTTCTGGATTAAGGAGTGGACATTCAGCTTAATTTTCTCATGTAATAATAAATGGCGTACCAGCTCCAACCAGGACTTAACATCATCAATGGTGGTGGCGTCCCAGCCAACAGGGCGACCGATGACGTTTTCGTATACCCACAGCCAAGTGCACTAAACTACTGCTGTAACCCTTCAACTATGTTATATGGTACGGCTCCTTATATGGCGGGTAAAGGTTCACCAGCTCAACACATTGAAGTGAGTGATCAGCTCCGCCCTCAAGCGACTACACGTTTCAACAAGGTTCTCGTGAAGCCCCATGAAAGTGGGTTCTTCCCCCTGAATGATACAGTGTACCAGTGCGTATATCCAGAACAGTATGTTTAACCAAAGGTATTCACCACAATAAAAATATTATCAACAAGTAAGAATGGCAGATCCCGTGTCACTACTGGCCGTCGCTGGTCTCATCTACGCAGGGCGGAAGTTAAGTGAAGTTCCAGAGCAACCCAAAAAGGTTATGGTGAAAGAACCTGAATTATATGATACAGAATTCGAAGAGATTGAATTTACGGATCCATTCGCGGATAGAAAATCCGAAGTGGATTCCTTTTCAGTTGTTGCTCCACAGGGTCGGTCAAGTGGTCAAGAACTTCTCGATATGCGTGGGCGACTCTATGACGCAGGTCGTATGAATAATCTCTCCCCAGTCGAAAAGAAATTGGTCGGCCCAGGTTTAGGTATTGGTTCAGAGGTAGAATCGTATGGTGGGTACCAACAGGCGTTCCGTGTGAACCCCGTCAATACGGGTGCATACAGGCTTACCACTCTACCTGGTAGAGCAGGTCCAGCTGCCGATACTAAGGGTGGACGTCGTGCAGAAATTGGTAAGGTGAGTCATAACCGCCCCGAAAAGACGGCGTTCCTACCCGAACGTCGCCCACCCACACTTGGTCGTGCAACCGGACTGAATGCTGTAGTCCCACGTGCTTCCCACCAGAAAGCGATGCAGTCTACGAACCGTTCACAGACTGGGCATCGTGCCGATGGTCTCGAAAACGCACCCGGTAAGCGTTTCATCCCTGGGCAGACCTTGCCACAGGACCCCACCCGTAACAAGGGTGACATCCACGATAGTCAGTTTATGCATGTGAACAACCCATCACCCGGTATCGCGAGCTTTTACGGTGGTTACACGGTGGCACCAGCGGCTCGGATGGGTAACGAAGGAGCTAATGGTCAGGCTGGATACAGTGTCGAACAACAATTTGCTTTCGGTCTCCGTCCCGATGAACGTCGTGCCAAGCCTAACCGCATGGGTAACCCAGGCCGCATGAATGTACGTGAGAAACCCACAAACCAACATGGTGCCCTCACGACGATCCGCCACGATACGTCCCGCACCGATGGTCGCACTAATGGTGCGAATGGTGGATGGATGCAGCACTATAAGAAGAACCAGTATACGGAACTCAATCCTTACAAGGGTACCCTCAACCCTCATGCCGCGGGTAACCGCCTAGACTTAGCGAAAAACCAACTTGCGAACAATCCCTTCAGCAAGTCCATTAATTAAATAGAAACACCCATTAAAATTATATACGCAAATTTTAATGGAGGTCCATACCTTAGAAATTGATAGTAGTGAACGTGACTATTCGAAATACCCAGACCCGCACGACTATGTCATAGATTTGAAGAATGAAATTTATGATATTCAGAAGATTACCCTCTTATCCGCTCGTATTCCCAACAGTCAGACACTGATTCATGCTCATAATAATACGTTTAGTGTTAACACCTTTCAGGGGAGTGCGAGTTCATTAACACTTACCGGGTCGGGAATTACAACTAAACAGGCGTTAGCCACTGCATTAGACACGTTGGTTAGTAGTAATGATATTGGCGTGACGTTTAATGGGCAAGGATTAGTATTGACGAACGAATCTACTACACTCACGAAGTACATCGATTTTAGTGGGACGGAATCTTCTAAGATTGGTATCCCTGCACAAGCGATAGAACTCATTCCTAATGGAACGTATACGGGACAGGATGTTATATTTGGTAGTATTTCAAGTTTAAATTT